GAGGCTTGAACTACCCCTCTTCTTAAAAAATGCTTTAATAGATAACCTTACACTATTATCACTGGCGCCCTCGTCCAACTGAGGCATACTTTGTTGATTGCGGGCTAATTTTTCAATCATCTCGGCTCTTGTATTCGTTTTTTTAACGGGGATTTTTGCTGATTGCAGCGTACTCTCGAGGAAGTCTTTAGTATAAAGATTTTTATTGTCTGTCATCTCTTTCTTCATATTATTTAACTCAGCATTGGAGCTCTCGCCGAATGCATTCGTGTCATATGCATAAACAATTTCTAGTAGTAGAATATTTCTGAATACTAATTTAATTTTAACACTTTCTGGTTCGTTGGGGCTGTGTTTAACATCACGCTGGTTTGCTTTTGGTATTTGTTTGTCATTTTTATTTAAACCTACTTCTTTATATTCAGTATAATTCAAATTAAGACCTTTTGGAATCCATTTTTGAGCTTCCTCTGTCGTATGCTCATTTATTTTTTCGTTTATGCTTTTACCCAATTTTGAAAGAAAACTAACTACTCCACTACCGCTTGCAGAATCAAAAGCCGTTGCAATTGTATTGACTACTTGAATTAAATTTTTATCTGGAGGTTCGTCTACGATACTCGAGCCGGGAACGGTATAGAAGTCTGGAGGACTATTAATTTTATCGCATAAAAAAAGCAAAAAGGCAGCATAATTAAATCTGCTCTGATCAGCATCTACTGTTATATTATATTTAGTTATATTTTTAATGGTCGGGAATTCTGGAGTGCCAGCTCGTGATTTCCGTGCTTTTTCCGATTCAAATATATATTTAATTAAGCGTTCAATTGACCCTGAACATCCAAAAACAGGGTTGCTTGTATTTATTCCTTGAATACGAAAAAGATCCATGTGAATTTTATCTATCTTCTTTGTCATTTTAGTAGTGCTATATGCTTCTTCTTCTGAAATTTTAAAGTTATCATTCATGTATTTTAATGCATTACTTCTTCTCCACTCTTTCTGCGGCACCTTTAGAACTTGTATATATTGTGTCTTAATCCATTCAACATCTTCATCATATGAAGCAAGAAGAATATCAAATAATTGTTTTCTAATTGGGGCAGCAACTTCGGAACTCTGATCTGTACCTAGAAGGGGCTTCGTCCATCCTGGTTCAGTCTTGGTTGGTTGTCGAGTTTTACCATTTTTGTCTACACACCAGTTATTTCTGTCTGCGTCTTCTAAAAAATCATGACATTGATCACAAAATAATTCAAAACGAATTAAAAATGGTAAAATAAGTGAAATGTCATTCGGTTGGAGAACAAACTCGCGCTCGCTCATTTTTCGTTTGCCGGCTGAGGTTGAGGTTGAGCCTTCTTCGGGAATGGACACTCTTACCTCCGTCTCGGGTTGAGGTAAAACCCATAACTTTTCTAAATCTATTGTAACTGTTTGGTTTCCCTTGGTATTAGCCTCCGCCATGTATATTATAAGTAGTAAATATTTTTTAAATAATTAAATTTTACAATTTACAATTTACAATTCATACTTCATTTAAGTTTCCATTCGAGGTAGTATCTTACTTGACCAGGTCTATTTAAGTCATTATATTCAAAAAATACATATGCTGTATTTGTTAAATTAATTATATGATCTTTAAATGTTTCTAATTCTGAAACAGTGTCCATATAATAAGGATTTTCTATTATACACTTTGCTCCAAATGTTCTTTTTTTATGATTAAGGTAAAATAGTCCTATGTATTTCGGTCCTTGATTCGTGATTATAGAATCAGGAAAAAACCCTAAATAGAAATAATCACTAGATGTATACATATTAGCCATTCCTTTCATCGTAAAATAATCTAAATAGTAGTGGTCATCATAGATTAAGTTTGAATTTGAAATGTAGATTACCCAGTTATGAGCCCAGTTTTCTGCACTTAAATGTGTTAAAAGTTTTAATTCACCTCCCGAAGGAGGCTCTAATAATTGAGTTAAATTTGATTCTGAGTGTATTTTTGCCCTTGGTATAGTGTGTGTATTGTATATTTTAGTAGGCATAGGCAGCGTAAACATAAATGAAAATAAATACAACAAATTAACAAGAAACATATAACCTAATTAATTATTAGAAATTGTTTCTAAATAGTTTCTAAAATTGAAACTACTTTATTGATCGTAGGAACACAAACATTCACAACTTGAGATATTTTTGATTTAGACGGTTGCTTTAAATTTAATTTGTTTTTGACTACATAAAATAGAATGCCAGCAGTTATAGATTTAGGAGTTACAGAGTCTAGTTTATCTATAGATTTTGTGTAGATATCTGTGCAGATGTGCACGGTTTTAAAAGGAAGTCCTAGATCATTACAAAATTTAACGAAGGTGTCATTTTCTTTGATGTCTATCTTTTGTTTTCCGAGCTGATTGTATTTTTTATGAGACTCCATTATTTCTAGGTATATCTTCTCACCCTTTAGAAATCCTTTTTGATTTCCCTCTGTATTGTCAATTAGTTTTTGACGATCTACGGGAATATTATTATGGATACATGCGTAATACAAACACGCAGAAATAAGTCCATTTCTAACAGATGCCCGCGTAAGTTTCCCAGATTCCATGCAAAAGTGCCACATATTTTTTGCCGTTGGTAGCACACTCTCGTGGATGCCTATCAGAGAGCAATAATGTTGAAATTTCTCTGAAATCTTCCAAAATGTTTTTTGTTTATGGCTAAACGTTTGTTGGAGATGAATTCGCATAGCAAAACTATTTTTATAAAACCCTGGAATACTTCCGCCTTTGTCATATGGATTATCAGATGTATAAATGTCTCCTCTTTGAGAACTTACACCGTAAGAGCCATCTTCTGATTTATAGTTAGACCACTCACATGTTTCATAAATTTGATTACATATTACTTCTCCGCAGTCCACACAAACTTTATTTCCCTCTTTTTGGTTATGTTGTGTATTTATATGACGACAAGTGTATTTATCACAAATTACAATCTTTTCATTTTCTTCCTTAAGCATCATAGAAATTTCATTCCAAATGTCATCCGTTAGCGTGTCAGTTATCGTCATTTACAATTATACATTTTGAAAATATCTTAATAATAGTATAAAAACGTAATATTTGCGGGAATAATATAAAAATTAATTTCATACATTTAAATAAATGACTGAAGTTACAATATTATCTCGCGAGGCATTTAATATTACTTTAAATAACGAATCAAATTTGTTTACTGTAAATATAACAGCAGATGTAGAATACGACGAAGAAGGATTTCAAGAATTTTTGGAGTATTTTAAAAATACGTGGATATACATACAAAATGAAAAATTAGTTTATTATCTTTTTATAAATCTGGGAATATGTAAAAAAGAACATGAACTGCCTTTACCAGCTTATATTAAACTAATTAAAATGATAACAGATCTTAATGATATAATAATTAAACATTGTCACTGTATATGCATACTTACAGAAGGCTCCGAAAAATGGGAAAACGCATACAATTTTATAACTAAATTATGGAATCCTCCAGAACAAAGACCTCTTAAATTTACACAAGAACAAAAAGAGGTTGATATTTTTTTTAAGAGTAATAAATTACTTTAATGTAAATATTCGCATTTTGCAAAAAAATAATATAACTAAGTAAATTTTAAATGATATTTCAACTAATAAATGAAGATTATTAGCTGGAATGTCAACGGAATTAGGTCCAGAATTTTTAATGATTCTATTGGATCAAAATTAAAAAAAGACAAGGACGTTATAATCAGTGAAGACAGTCCTATTCAAGATATACTTAAATATGATCCAGATGTTATCTGTTTTCAAGAAACAAGATGTAATAAAGCATTCGGAGAAAAACACATTAAAATTCCAGGATATCATTCATTCTTTAACGAATCATTAGCCGACGGCGCTAGAAGCTCAAATAGGTATTCTGGTACAGCAATTTTTTATAAAATGCATATGCAACCAATTGCGGTGCATACAGAAATTAAGGACTACGAAGACATCGAGGGTAGAATTATAGTTATGGAGTTTGAAACATTCAAGATTATCAATGTTTATGCTCCAAATAGCGGAACGAATCTTGATAAAAAACAACTTTTTATTGACGCTATGTTAAATTATTTGAATACATGCAATGATAAATTTACTATTTTTTGCGGAGACATGAATATAGCCGTTAATACGCATTTTTTACCCAGTTTTAAGTATGCTCAGTTGCCAGGTTTATATCCACATGAAATTGATTTTTGGACAAATCTCAAAGATATAAATTTTGTAGACCCTATTAAGTGTGACATTGTTTATACATGGTGGGATCCGCGGCAGCGCAAAGAAAATGGAATGTCTGTATGTAGAAATAGAAATAAAGGATGGAGACTTGATTACTTTTTTGTTAATCAAAAAACTAATCATTGTTCCAGTAAATGCCTTAAAGTTATAGGAGAAAATAATCAAGGTATCCCTCTCGCCAGCGACCACGCCCCGATTCTTTTAGAAATTAATGATTAAATAGCACCTAGAATATCAAATATTGGAATACCAAATGGTAGAGTAGTAGCATTTGTAGATTTGTCGTAAACATCAAAACCAATTCCAAGTGTTAATATTATAGCAACTGCTAATGCAGAATAGTATAAGATTTTAGTAAATATAGATTTACCACACGAATTTGATTTACAACAATCATCGTTGGCCAATGTTAATTCATTAAGACTTGAGAAAACTATCCACATAAAGATAGCTAATACTATTGCCAATGGTAACTTCATTTTATATTATATAATATAAAATATTTTAAATTTTGTATAAATAATATTTTAAATTTTGTATAAATAATATTTTTTATAATCATACGATTGTTATTTTTTTATTAATATTGTAATTAGCTATAAATGCCATTTCAGTAAAAGTACTTATAAAAGAACCTATTAATATATTGTTTTTAGATAATAGAAGTAATTCTATCAAAGCTACTTCCAAATGATTGAATAAGGAATTTTCATAAATTATAACATTGTCTAACCCTTTATTTTTTTGATATTGTTTTATTTCGTTACAATATTTTATATCATCACTACACACAAAAAATTTAGTATCTTTACATGATAATTTATCTATTTCCTTATAGAAATTGTTAATATCAAAATATTGTTTTTTTCGACGCACATCATCATTCCATGATCTGATATGGATTGATACTGTATTACTGTCAAAATATTTTTCACAAAATGAATTTACTTCTTTTAATATATTTTTATTCAATAAATCCTCTAATAAATTGTTAAATAAATTAGAATATTCAATATAAATCTCATAAAATAAATCACCGTTGCATAAACAATCTATCGCATTATAATTATAATTTTTAAAAAATAAACGATCTTTAAAATCGTCAAACATTCTTGCAATTTTGTTATTAGATACAAGGTCAATATTATTATCACTATTTAAAATTGCTAACCTCCAAGAATCCCTAAATACGATATTACCATTATTCTTTTGTATTTTATATTTTGTAAAATCAAATAATGATTTTATATTTTTACTGTTATTTTTATCACATAAAACTAATTTTAAACCAAAATGATTACTCAATCTTTGGCAACTTAAAAAATTTTTCAATACATTGCATAGCTGGCCGCAGCCAGTATCGCAGGCAATAGTAGTTAATTCATTAAGATTATTTGGCACAACTTCTGGTTTGGGCTTATTTGATCCTGCTGTCACTGGTATTTTCGTCAAGAATTCACCCTTATCCCCATTACCGTAACCAACATTCTTAAACATTGTCATTGAAGAATTTAAACTAGGCATTATAAAATATATAATATATAAAATATAAATACATTACACTTATATATCAATTTTATTGGATGTCATCCATCCAGAAATCTTTTAATGTATAATTAGATATCTTTGAGAACATTTCCTGAAGTTCTTTTTGTTTTTTTATTAGTTTTTCAATAGTGTCTTCGCTAAATGTATGTATTTTCATGTCTGTAAGAAATGTATAACTGTTGTCAATTTTGATGTATTTCTTGTCTTCAAGTTGTTTATTGATGTAGTCTAACTTTTGACGAAATACTTTAATCTTTTCATCGATTACATCATTCACAAAGTTAATCTTTGCAGTAATTACATCTAATTCACTATAAATCTTTTTGACTAGTTTTTCCTGTCTTTTGATGTAATAATCATTTCTAATCCTCCAGAAATGATAAATTATTTCTTCAGGTGATTCCATTTTAACTATTTCATTTTTTTCATTAAACACATACATATTCTTTGCAGATATATGACCGATCAGTTTTAGTTTCTTTTCAATTTCGCGATTATCATTCCATTCATAAACTGTTTCAAGTGGCATTTTAATCTCAAAATGAACATCTGTTTCGGTAGACATGTTTTTATAACTGTAGATTGTATTCTCAGTTTCAAGTTTATCAAGAAATGACTTGTAGTCCTCTGTCCATGTTCCTACTGGAAGTTCTGTAATTGTAATTACATTTGCTTTAATTGTGTATATTCCATGAGAAGTCCATTTGTTGTCTTCTACTTTTTTGATAGTTCCTTCAAATCCTCTATACCACGGTGTAATCTCCGGAATGTCTGCGTCTTCATCATTCACAAGCTTTAGAAGACGTTCTTTGATGTCTTCTGGATTAAAACAGGGTATATCAGTTGAAAACCCAGTTCCGATACCACATGCGCCGTTGATTAATACAATTGGCAATGTTGGAACATAAAACTTTGGTTCGATAGATTGTCCATCATCATCTAAATAGTCTAGTATATCAAAATCGTGTGTATTAAATAGTTCTTTGAAGTGTTTTGAAAGGTGTGTGAAGATGTACCTTGGACTTGATGCGTCTTTTCCTCCGAGTAATCTTGTGCCAAATTGTCCAACCGGTTCAAGAAGATTCATATTATTAGATCCTGTAAATGTGTGTGCTAGATTTATAATAGTATCTTGCAGACTTGCTTCGCCATGATGATAACTAGAGACCTCAGAAACATAACCAGATAATTGTGATACTTTAATTTCGGAATGTAGATTTCTTTTGATGCACGCAAATATAATCTTACGCTGTGAAGGTTTAAGACCATCTACCAGACTTGGAATAGATCTTACGTTATCAGCAATAGAAAATAACACAAGTTCTTTATTAATTAAATCTTTGATGTTTACTTTTTTGATATTGTAATCAAGTGTTTCAGGACTTTTAATATTATCAAGAATCCATTTCTTTCTTGCATCTGCTTCTGTTTTTGTAAAAGCTAAATTTAGATAATCAGTGTCTTGTTTTGAATCTGTTTTGTAATTTAGTGTTTTCATATCTTTGAAGTATTCTTTCGCTTCATTAGAAGTGCTCGTACCAAGACCCTTATAATACTTAACTTTGAATCCTGAAATATTATTATTTTCTTTGTATCTTTTATAATCATCTACGTTATAAAACGGAATTATCTGAGACTTTTTAGTGAGCTTAATAACAGGTGTTACAAGAGATGCAATAAAGTCTGTTTTAAGAAGTTCGGGCCAACCATTGCCAATAAAATTCACAATCAGACTTTTGATGTGAAATCCATCTGTGTCTGCATCTGTCATCACAAGTATCTTTCCATATCTTAGGTCAGAAACAGAAGTGTATTTCTTCCCACTCTGAAGACCAAGGATCTGTTTAATATTGTTAATTTCTTCATTCTTTGAAAGTTGTGCATAAGTAGCTGTTCTTGTATTGAGAAGCTTACCACGAAGTGGGAAAACTCCATATGTGTCGCGTCCTACAACAGAGAGTCCAGAAATAGCAGTAGCTTTTGCTGAATCTCCCTCTGTGAATATAATAGTGCAAGATTTAGACTCTTTAGTTCCGGCTTTATTAGCATCATCAAGCTTTGGAATTATAACACGATTAGTTTTCTTACCATCAGTCTTTTGGAGAGACTTCTTCTCTTTCGCATTTGCCACAAGAAGAATGTTCTCAAGAATACCCATTTTAGTAATTTGTTGAATAAAATCATTGGATGGATTGAACCTACTACCAAAGTCTGAAATCTTAGTAATGTTCTTTTCTTTTGTTTGAGACGAATAAGTTGCATTTTCAATAAGACAATTGATGAATACAAAAAGATTGTCTTTGATGTATTGTTGTTTAATAGTAATAGACTTATGCTTTTCTTGAATAATTTCTGTTACCTTTTTAATTATGGGATTAATGACGTGATCTACATGAGATCCGCCATCTGTTGTGCTAATTCCATTTACAAATGATATACACTGAAATCCGGATTCAGATGGTGCAATACCAACCTGCCATCTTTCAGTTTCTTGAATGATTCTAGGAAATGTTTTCTTTGGGCCAATGTATGTTGAGATGTAATCAGAAAAGTCTTTAATATTAAGTTTTTTGTCATTGAGATAAACACTTACTTCTTTAGGTGTAATAGCACAAATGTCAAAAATACGTTTCTTTAGTATTTCAAATGTATCGTCACAGATTCCAATTGTTCCAAACTTTTCAAAGTCAGGCTTAAATGTGATTTTGGTGTATTCACTTTTTGATGTGCCAATTTTAGGTTTATTGATTTTGCTAAGGTTCTTTTCGATTGTCTGAGTATATTTTTTACCATCTTTTGCAGTCTCAATGATAAAATATTCAGAGAAAATAGCGGTGAGTTTCGCTCCAAGACCGTTAAGACCTCCAGTAGTTCTCTTTTGAGAATCATCATAATTGCTAGATGTAAGAAGATTTGCAAAAATTAGTTCAGGGATGTAAATATTGTACTCTGGATGTATTGAAATAGGAATACCAGAGTCATTAAATATAGATATCTCGTCATCATTGATCTTGACTTTAATACACTTAACAGATTTATTTCTTTGAACTTCATCTGCTGCATTTACAAGTATTTCATCAAAAATTTTATAAATACCAGGATTCCATTTACAGTTTTTAAATACTGCCTTGTTTTCATCGTTGATTGTCCAGGCCTCTGTGGTTGTACATTTTGTATCACCAATGTACATACCTGGTCTTGCTAAAACATGTTCTATTTGTGTATATTTCTTATAAGTTTCTGCCATTATAACTGCTTTAAAAATATACTAAATTTTTAAACCAATTATTTTTCTGCAAAATTATGATATAAAATTATACGTGTTGATTCTTCATTACATTTATAAGAAATTCTATCTGAGACTTTGTTTTAACCCCCTGAAATGTGTGTGTCACATTTTTGTATTTAACAATTGTAAAAGGAACTGTATAAATCCCGTTTTCAATTAAAAATGACTCAAACGAGTCATTGTCTACAGAAATATTGTATAACATACTATTTGGTATACTCTCTAGTATTTTTTCGAGATCATTACATGGAATGCACCAATCTGCTCCAAACTTGAAAAACACTACAGTTTCCCCAAAATCTATACTGTTAATAGAGTTATACTTTTCAATACTTTGAATAGTTACCGTCATTTATTATTAAAGTATTTATTATTTTTTTAAGTTTGTAATTATACAATTAAATATATACTTTAATAATAAATGACATTTTTAGATTTTTACACATTTGACCTCACACAATTTGTGATAATATCATTAGTAGCGCTTTCCTTTTTTATGATAATAAATTACATAGAAACAAATAAAAAAGAAAAGTATAACTTTAATTTAATCTTGTCGATAGTAATTGGAGTGATATCAAGTTTTATTTATTCTTACTTTACAATAGAACCAGATGTATTATTAACAAGTAATTATTGGGACTAATTCAATTTTTAAAATAAATTTATTATTTTATAATAATGTCTATTAGTCTATCAAAATTCAATCCAAAAAAAATAGAAGAAAGACGTCTTTCCGGATCTGGACCAGCCACTTGTGTTTTCATAGGAAAAAGAGGAACAGGTAAAAGTACACTCGTTGCTGATATTCTTTATTATATGAGAAAGATAAATGCTGGTGTTGCTATTTCTGCAACAGAGGACGGTAATGCTTATTATTCAAATTTTATACCAGACATTTTAATACATTCTGAATACAAACCTGAAATTATACAACAAGTAATAACGCGACAGAAAAAAGTAATAAACGGAGATAGGAAAAATAATGACGGAGATGTTTTTGTTCTTTTAGATGATTGTATGTATGACAAACGTATGATAAGAGACACTAACATTAGAGGAATCTTTATGAATGGTAGACATTGGAGAATTACTTTTATGTTAACTATGCAATACTGCATGGATTTACCACCCGATCTACGTGCAAATATAGATTATGTATTCATTCTACGCGAAAATATAATTCAAAATCAAGAAAAGTTATACAAAAATTTCTTTGGAATCTTTCCACATTTTAGTGTATTCCAGGATGTACTAAATAGTTGCACAGAGGGTTACGACTGTTTAGTTCTTGATAATACATCAAAGAGTAATAATATTCAGGATTGTGTTTTTTGGTACAGAGCTAAACCAAATAGAAAATTTAAAATTGGATCAAAAGAACTTTGGAAATACTGTGAAAAGAATTATGATGAAAAGAAAGCTAAAACTGTTCAAGAATATGATGAAAAAAAATTAAAAAAGAAGAATACACCGAGCGTTACGGTTAAAAAGTTAAAAAAATAATATGGGTTGTTCTTGTTTGTTGATGTACATATTCTTGAGTGTATAATAAGTTCCGCGTTGTTTTCTTTTACTAGGAAACATCGTTCTATTTTTAAATCTTTTAAAGTAATAAAATTTACTAATTTGAACATGAATCACAGAATTAACTACATTATAGAATAATTTATTAACAGAACATGCATTAATATTATCATCTAAACTTCTATTTTTAACTATTAACAATAAAATATCAGGATTATCCATTTAATTTTAGTATTTATTTTTTAATTATTAATAGTTCGCATAATAAATTTCTTTCTTTATCACACGCATTTTTAACTACTTTTATAGCCTGATGATGTCCATAACATGGAACCATATTCATAAATAATATTATATCACCTATTCTAAGCCCGCTTTTATAACATTTATCATTTTTAACTAAATTTACTATTTTAACTCCGGGACCGGATTTATTAGTACCGATTGTTATACCCGGCCGTGATCCATCGCTAAAATCTACATTTATTTTTTTAGTAACTTCTTTTATTAATGTTGAGCATTCTGGGTTATTTATATTATCAAATTCTTTATCAAGTCTAATTTCTAATACAGGGGTTTTACAAGTTGGGCATACATCGTTATACTCTATCCATTTAATGAGGCATGTATAACAAAAATGATGCATACACTCTGCAACACAGCTATTGTCAATAATATTAAAACATATAGGACATTCCATAATTTTGTATTAATATAAAGTGACTTTATATATTAATATATAAAATGTAAATGGATAAAATTAAAAAACTACTTGAAATACCTCAATATGAACAAAGGTCTGATATGTGGTTTAAACAGCGTGAAAATAAGTTGACAAGTTCTGATGCAGGAACAGTTTTGGGTATAAATCCGCATCAAAAATCTCATGAGGTATTATTTAAAAAATGCGGTTTTGATCCTAAACCATTTGTAGGAAATATAGCAACTCGTCATGGACAAAAATACGAAGATGAAGCAATAGATAAATATTGTCATCTAACAGGACAAACTAATTATAATTTTGGACTTATAGCACATGAAGATGTATACAACAATAATGATTTTTATTGGATGGCAGGTTCTCCTGATGGTATAGCTATAGCAAAAGACAATAACGATGCTGAACCAGTGCTTTTAGAAGTTAAATGTCCTTACAGGCGTAAAATTAAATTTGGTAAAATTCCAGAGTATTATCTTCCACAGGTTCAGTTGAATCTTTTTATTTGTAATCTTAAAGTTGCTGACTTCATAGAATATCTTCCTCCAAATACTATGAATATAGTAAGGGTATACCGAGACGAAAGGTGGTTAAATAAAAATATACCAGTATTAGAAAGTTTTTGGAAAGATGTTGAGTATTACCGTAATAATGACATTAAAACACATCCCAAGTTTCCAAAACAAAAAAGAACTTTAGATTTAAAATCTGAAGATACTCATAGCAACGAAGAAGAACCTGTGCTTACAGAGTATGCGTTTAGAGAATAAATATTAAGTTAATATTTTACAAAAAAAGATATTACTTAAAAACATAATACATATATAAATAAAATGGGTATCCGCGGATTAAACACCATTATTAAAAAATATGCAGAAGATGCGGTTGGTAATTTTGATATTTCAAAGTATAAAAATAGTAAAGTAGCTATTGATTGTAGTATTTTATTGTATAAATTTAAATATGCATCGCGCGCGGAAAACTCTCATCTTATTGGTATTGCAAATAGAGTAAAATTTTATCTTATGAATGGGATACTTCCTATATTCGTTTTTGACGGAGTTCCTCCTGCTGCTAAGAAAGTAACTTTAGTTAAAAGACAGGCTAATAAGGAAAAGATGTATATTCGTCTCGAACAATTAAGAGCTTTTAACCCTGAAACAGAAGAAGAGAAAAAATCCACAGACGAAGAAATAGAAAAACTATTGTCTCAGCTAATTGTTATTAAAAAATCTCATATCGACGACAGCAAAGAACTTTTAGAAAAAGCCGGTATCCCTTATTGTACAGCACCCGAAGATGCAGAAAAATATTGTGCCTTTCTTCAAAAGAATGGATTAGTAGATTACACTGTAACAGATGATACAGACGCAAGCACGTTTGGGTGTCCCATAATTCTAAAAACCTCTATAAACAAAAACATTACAGAAATAAATACTAATATTATACTCGATAATCTTGGAATGTCTTATGATTCATTTGTAGACTTTTGTATTCTATCGGGCTGTGATTACACAGAGCCAATTCCTCAAATTGGACCAATTACGTCTTACAATCTTATTAAAAAATATCAAAATATTGAAGAAATTTTGAAAACTCTCCCAAAAGATTATCCAAATTTTAATTACGAAATTTCACGGAAAATTTTTAAAGAATTTGACTATGAAATACCAGAGCCTTTTTCAAAGACTTCCCCTGATAAAAAAATACTTTTGGATTTTTTAGAAAAGCACTATTTTAAAGAAAATGTAATTTCAAAATTTATAAAAATTCTAAATTAATTTAAATTAAATTTAATTTTTTTTCTTTTGTTTATATTAAAATAAAATATGAACGCTCTACAACTTTTCTTTGGTAAGCGCCGCAAGCGCACCAAGCGCACTAAGAGATCGCCTGGTCGCAGACCAAAGCGTGGTCACTACGTTAAGTCGCTTCCCAAGTCGCGCGCGTTTGTCCGCGTTAAGGGTCGCAAGCGCAAGCTTTACCGTGGCAAAAACGGTGGTCTTTACTACCGCACTAAGTCTGGTCGCAACTACATTGACACTAAGGTTCTTAAGCGCAGAGGTCACCTTCTCTCGCCCAAGCGCCGCCGTGTTCGCCGTGCTGTAAAGAAGCTCCGTCGCAAGCGCAAGCGCAAGCTTAAGATGGACAAGGCGTCTCGCCGCCGCCGCCAGCTCTACCGTCTCAATAAGCGCCGCGGTCGCTTCGGTAACTACTATTAAATAACTGGTCTAATAAATCAGTAAAAATATCAAATTAAAAAACAATAAAATTTTATGTAATTTCATAAATTCTTATTGGTTTAAATTGTCTTAATTGTCTTAATTGTCTTAATTGTCTTAAATATTAGTTATGTCTTCAATTGTAATATTTTCTTGTTTAACTAAAAGTATTTTTTCAATTGTTCTAACCGTAGTTGGAATAGTCTTATATGTATTTACTTTAATTATATCTATCATTTTCCTTGCATTACCGTCGGAAATATTAAAGTCTATTATGCAATTATCATTGAAATCTTCTAAATTTTTAATGGATTTTATGTATTTTTTTCCCTCGGGATCAGAGTAGTGTATTTTTGCAAACAATGTATCATTTTTAAAGATAGTGCTATACATCAAAATGTCATCTTTTTCTTTTTTAGCTTTTAGACTAAATGTAATTAAATTACAAGGTTTCCATTTAAAACATGAGTAGTTGATACCTGTTATGATAGGTAAATTATTTGGTATCATAAAAATTTCTTCATTTTCTGTTATATCTTTACAATTATTTATGTCATTAAAATATTCTACTATATTTAATTGAATATTACATTTGGATGTATTATGTATAAATGTATCAGCCTCGCCTATTCTATCTGAAAATGTATATTTATTAATTTTTTGGCCACAAATTGAAAATGTATCGTAAATACAAATAGTTTCTTCATTATAAGAAATATCAAAAATAGAACCCTGATAATATTCATCAGAACATAAAATTTCAATTTTGTAAATTGTAAAATCTTTGAGAATTATTACAGATGTATTGTTACCATTTTTATCCAAAAATAAAAATAAAGCCGCTCTTTTAGTTTCTTGAGTATTTTTCTTATAAAAAATATAATTAAAATTTTTTAGTTTGTATATGTATTTTTTTTCTATATTTATAGAATTCTGAAGTGGAAAATACATATCAGATTTTCCAGTCCAAATATTGTTAAGTAAAAATATAATTTGTTTTTTAAATTTTTCATCTATGATTTCTTCTAACATTGATTTAGTATAAACTTGTGTATTACCTTTAAATAAATTTAAAGACTTTAAACATTTAATTATAATTATGTCTTTTACAACAAAAGAAGAAACTCTTGTAAATTTCCTTTTGAACTATTATAAGACAAAAATTACTCTTTTTAAAGATATTATATATCAAAATACACCACTTAGTCTAAGACTTTTAGATTGGCTTGTGACAAACTATTCTAAAAAATACAACATAATTTATCCACTTATTAGTTCAAATGAGACAATTTATTTTAATATATACCTCGATTATAAAAATCAGCTCAAGGCTTATTCAAAGAAATTTTTTGATCCATTTTGTAGACAAAAACGTCTTATTATAAATACACATACTTTTAAGTGGAGAGAATATCCCTGCGATAATACAATAGATGATATTTCTGAAAATGAAATAGTAACAACAGTAGGGCAATTAAACTTTTTTAGATGGTTTATAGATAATAAAATTTTAGATTATGCTTTAAATAATATAAAACTCATTGATTCTGATATGATAAATACAATGACTTATAAAAAGAAAGGAAAACGAACTGTTTTATCTCCAAGCGCTGTTAAAGGTATATATACTAATAAATGTGATATTACTATTAAATTTAAATATTAGTAAATTTAGAGGAATAAATTATACATATATATACTTATGAATATTGATAAAAATAACCCACTAAATATTTGGTTATTATCTACCGATAAAATTGTAATAGATTCTAGTAAACGAAATGTAACTCATTTTATGCTTAACGGCGGAAAAATAGATTTATCTAATAGTCACGATGAATTTCAAATTGAATATAGTAAACATATCAACTATAAAAATTGTATAGTTGAAAGAAAAACTGACTTTTTTAAGTTTTTTATAGATTTTGATATACTATCAGAGGAGATCATAAATTTGGACGAATATGTAAATATTATTCAAAACACACTAATGAATTTATACAAAAACCTTAATTTACTTTGTATAATAACTGGAGCAGATAAAGTTAAAAAAATAACAAAGAATGAAATATCTTATCTTAAACAGGGTTTTCATTTACATTGGCCTGAATTAATTGTAGATAAAGAAACTGCTAAACGTATTCGTAAAAATTTAATAGTTAATTTAACTAATGTTTTTGGCAAAAATGATAAACATTACGACACGTGGGAAAAAATAATAGATAAATGTGTTTATGAAATGAATGGTCTACGTTTGGTAGGTTCAGACAAATGTGTTATATCAGATGGTAAACCAGAATATGAAAATAGAATATATGTTTTTAAAGATGTATACATAGGAAATAAGAAAGACGAATCATTATTTGAAATTTATAATTCAGACACTCTTAAACTAGTAAAAGATACAAGTATTCGTAGTAATGAAAAACATATAACAGAATTTTATAATTTAACTGAATATACAGAAACTGAAGAAGCTTCTGAAAATACAACAAGTAATTTAATTTCAATTGCAAAATCTTCGAATGAGTATACAGCAATTGAAAAATATTTTAGACTTAATGCCAATGGATACAGAGTAGAGGACATACGTTCAATTTCTAAATCAAAAGATAAACCAATGTATCTAATTAATTCAAGATCAAAATGGTGTAATAATAAACAAGATTATCATACAAATAATCATATATACTTTAAACTAACACCTTCTGGTCTGTGTCAGAAATGTATGTCTGAAAGTGTATGTATTTATGGACCATGTAGAGAGTTTCAGAGTACTTGTGTCCCTATTACAACGAGTCTCGAAAGTGTTCTGGGATGGAAAAAACCAAAAACTAAAGATACTGATAAAATTAAAAAGCCACAGAATTTTAATGTATCTAGTTTTTTGGAAAAATTAGAAAATAATATAACAGGAAAAGACGTTTTTAGCGGTCCTGGAAAAAAGAAGTAAATAAAACTACAGATAAACCTATTATTAATGCAATTACTAATTTACCTAATAAATTTGTAGATCCATTTTCCATTAGATAAGGAAAAGAATTTCCTAAAATGTCATTAAATTGAATTGAACTTGTAATCATATATGAAATAATTACTAATAAAATAATCTTAATATTCTTTTCTTCTTTTATTTTATCCAAGAGTGAAATAGTTACATCAATGGTTTCGTTCTTTGGTACAATAGATTCCTCATTGTTTAAATTGTGATTTTCATTTCCATTTAAATTATCATTAGCATTTTGTTTATTTTCTACCGTTTTATATTCAACATTTTTCCCATTAAGTTCATTCAATGAGCACTCGAACTGCGACATTTAATAGATGTAATTATTTAAATGTATTTTTTTAAACGAAACAAAATTAGTTTTAAATTTATAAATAAAATAAAATATATATTTAAAAGTAAATAAATGGGTATAGATAGCGTTGCTATTAAAACTTTTAATTCTACTGGTTCGCAGTCAGTTTGTCGTACTAGTAATGCCGATGAGACAAAACTTATTGAATCTGAGTTTCTAACTAAGTGCAAGACTGAATACATTAATGGTTCTGGTATGAGTTTTATTGCCGGATCATTGAGTACTTTTCCAAATTCGAACCTATCGTCCGAAGAGTATACCTTACCCACTGATGTAGATGCTATAAGTGATATAGTATTACAAATGAGATTTGAATGTCTCCCACTCGGCGTTAATGATAGAGTATCCTCTACTTTAATATTAGACTTAATAAATAAAATAGAGATGAAAATAGGTAACCTAACATTTCAAACAATTAAACCAGGTGACATCTATGCTAGAAATCTAACTGAAAATGGAAATTATGTAAATGTAGAACATGTAAATCAGATCCAGGCGAGCAACTACCCGGCCGGCATTTTCACTGGCGTCTCAGGCACGATCTCGGAGCAGAGCACGGGCGACGCGAGCGGCGTGACCGGCGGCACTTTGTTCGATTATTCTATGTCTATTCCTTTTACTGGAAGAAGTGAAGATTTAAAAAGATGTTTTTTACAAGCGGGTGCTATAACCAATGCTCTTACTATGAAGGTTACCTATAATAAAATTGCTGCAAATCAAATTGAATCCACATTCGTTGCCACGGCCTCCACCGACTCAAGCAATTCTACGCTGGCGACGGACGGTACGGGTCCAGTTTCTAATTTAATTAAGCTCTCATCCGCCCCGACATCATTTTCTACAGGTATTTGTGTATTTACGCATCAGATGACTTCTACGGAAAAGAATTTTCTGCAAAATAATATTGTAAACAGAGTTATAAAAGCATCCCAAGGAATTAGACAGTTTTCAGATTTTTCTTCCTCGCGATTAGATAAAACTATTGTAATCGACATGTCGAATATTAATATAAATGTATCTCATATATTATTAAGTTTAGACAGGGGGGTTTTTGGTGAGTCGACCGAAATTGACTCCTCGATAGACAACTACCATCGGTTAAACATTGATGATGGAGTTTCTTGGATGCCGGTAGGTAATGGGAAGGTCTCCCATAATGTTAGTGCCTCGGCGACCAAAGTTAAATCAACAATTGGAGTATTTAAAGGTTGGCTTAAATCTGCTGAGTTAATATTAGGTAATGATAGAACAGGTAATATTCCAGTATCATGTCTTAGTACAGATAGACTAGAACAATTTGGGCTAACAAGTGTTGATGATAAAAATATTTACATCATTAAATTAGCCGGAACTGCATTTAGTACAGCCGGTGTATCATTTTCTAGACTAAATAATAAAAAATTAATACTCACCCTTAATAGTCTCACAATCGGCAATTTCATAAAAACGACAGGCAACGACGTCAACGTGGGCAGCGCCACCGGCCACTTCGACTCGGTGCCCCCTTTGAGCGCCACCACCGAGGACAATCTCCAATTAAGCACTAATAATACAACACATATCAATGTAACATGTTGTGGCACTCAAGTGCAAACAACCGTAGGCGGTTCTACTTCATTTTCTGCTTAATTTATCAATTTCTACTTCATTTTAATTAAATTAAATAATTTTAAGTACGTATTAAATTTAAAATTATTTTCTTT